GATAGACAAACTGCTCGCGAGTTGGGTATTGAAAAGAGACTTAGTTCCTATGCCGAGTTCTTGCAGGAAGATGAATCTCCTGAAGAACGACGTTCTAGGATAGCTAAGCTATTAAATACCAGGACTAGCAAGTGGGGAGCTGATTATGATGACGAATGTCTTAATAAGAGCGATATTATTAGGCATGCCAATTGGGAAGAATACCCTCCTGAAAGGCCTGTCCACTGTAATTCAACTTTGAAACCTCAAGTTGAAGCTGACTCTTACATTAAGAACAACCTCGAAAAGCTAACGAGCTTGGGATACAATGAAACTGAGTTCGGTCTGCCTGATATCAATGCGGCTAGTGAGGAATATTCGTTGAAAGAACACCTTAAATTGTATAACAGTCGCGTTAAGTCCATAACTCATAAACTAACTGATGTGGAGATAACGCGTTGTGTTATGCTAGTAACGGCTAAACTTAAGGCGAACATTTATGAGCCAATAGTTGGGTACAAAACTGAGGAGAATTTATCTCGCATAATTAATTCCTCAGCAGTCCAAGATAAGAAAAGTCCTGGATTCCCCTATCAAGCGGAAGGCCTCGTAACTAACGGACAGGTAATAGCTTCTTTGACTGAGAAAGGTTTGATCCAAAGGATACTGAATAACTGGAACGATTCGTTCTGGCTTAAAGTATTCTGTAAGGCCGAACCTACTAAGCAGAAAAAGATTCAAGCTAAAATGTTGCGGTTGGTAATGGGGTTTCCTATTGATAAGATGATTAAACATCAAGCTATTTTCTCACCTCTACTATCCAATGCAGTTGAGAACTGGATGGACTCGCCTATCAAGTTCGCATTCACGCCTAGTGCTCCCGGTCACATTGAGCACCTGGTTAAAAGGTTTTTTCATCGAAAACCAGTTGAAAGCGATAAGAAGAACTGGGATTTTAATATGTTCCAGTATGTCTGGGATATCTGCCTCAAGGTTGTCTTGAATCTTGTTAGAAAACCATCTAATATGTCTGATGATGAGTATAAAGAGTATTTGAGCGACGTTGAGGGTTCAATTCGTGAAGCTAGGGATGCGCTTTTCCGCACCACTAACGGCAAGGTATTCGCTTGTTTGGATAAAGGAGTAATGAAGAGTGGTTTCTTATTGACTATTTTCTTGAATTCGATGTCACAAATTGTTGTTGACGTCTTGATCAAGATAGTTATGGGATGCTCTGATTCTCTGATTATGGATCCTGACTGCGAGATTATTGCTGGTGGTGACGACGTGGTGCAATCCTTTCCTGAGACTTTCGATTTGCCTCGATATGTAGAGGTGGCTAAAACTCTTGGGTTCGAATTGGAGATGAAAGAGCATAAGAATTTTCATGGTGTAGAGTTTTTCAGCACACTATTTAAGTTAGATAACGGCATTTGGAAGTATTATCCAGTGCGGTTTTCAAAACATATAGCTAAACTGAGGACTACTAAGTATGAAGATTTACCAATGGCCTTAAGTTCCCACATGATTAATTATTGTTGGGATACCAAAAGGTTTATGTTCTTCCAGAAGATGTTCACGGACCTTAGGCGAGAAAATCCTTCTCTCTTTCCTCTTAATTTGTCGCACAATATGGAATTGTTGCGCTATAAGAGTAAAGGATATGAGGCGGGCTTTTAAAACCGCTTCGTCCTAGCTAAGACGTTAAACTGGCAATTTTGATGCATGTTTTGTATACAGTGTTGTGAATGGGTGGCTGGTTGGGGTAATTATGTCTAAAAGACCAACGTGGTCTCTACCTTACTTTCAAGAAAACTACACTGGGCCTTATTTATCCGATGGTAAAATTCAGCCTAGCGTGGCGTTCGGTAAAACTGAGCCCCGGAGCGAATTGGACGCAATTTCCCGAGATCATGACACCAGTTATGCTTTATTTAATGATAGGGCGAATAGAAGATTTGCTGATTATGTGTATTGGCAGCGTTCTCGCAAACTGCCTGGATTCTTTCCAAAATTGGCGGGAGCTATTGTCTATTATGGTAATAGCTTTGCTGACGCGGTTTCTGACACTTTATCTGGTGAATCGAACATGGAGGAGGATGGTGTAAATATGGCTTTGTGGGGAGGACCCTCGTTAACAGATCGGTTTATAAGTGCTTTAACTCCCGGTGGAAATTTTGGAGATCCCGTCTCTGACGTTCTTAGTTTGATACCAAAAAACACAAACTCAGAGCACGAAGACGGGATCGGTGCGGAGCCACGTCAGGCTCCTACACAATCCAGATTCCGACCGGTGGTTGACGCTTACACTCCTGAAGGTTTTGTTAGTATACCCCAGGATCAGGCGTTTGTGCCACAAGCGGTCTTAACTAATGGGTTAACTATGCCTGGTGGCGTAGTTGACAACACTAAATTCCGAAATGGACCACAAGCTGGTCCAAGGGATTATGGTGTTGTTGATAACACGAAGTTTCGTAACGGACCCCAAGCAGGCCCTAGAAACTACACACCTATCGGCTTTGTCGATCCTGACCAACCGATAGATGGTGGTGTACCCACTTACAACCATGTGAGCACCCACCAATCCATGGCTCGTCGCTTCCTCTCGCGGTTCAGACGCAAGAAGAAGAAACGGGTTTACATTAGTAATTAGAGGAGGTGGTCGGAGTAAAGATGGTTAAGAAAGTAAGCAAAAAGAAG